GGTGGATTCGAACCACCGAAGGCAGTGCCAGCAGATTTACAGGCTGGTATTTTTTATTGCTCTTTCGGGGCAAACCGCGCTTGCCATCAAAATTGCAATCAGCCCAGCTCTGCCCGGAGTTTGTCCAGGGCTTCCTGGATCATTTCGGCGGTACGTGCCTCCTGATGCTGCGCCGCTCGGTGGAGGAATGTCACCACCTGGGCCCTGGTGCAAGCCTCAAAGGGGGAGAATGTAGTATCCGTGGTGCCTTTGGTGATGCCGTTGTCCACGGCCCAAATCACCGCATCAGTGTACCAGGTATTGGCAGGCACGTCGTTGAAATGGGTGGGCAAAGCCGGCACTGGCTCCGGCTCCGGCTCCGTCGGCGCCTCGTACCCGTCCCAGTCCGGGGTCCCATAGCCGTAAATGTCACTGTTGCTGATGGAATACTGTTTTTCCCGCACCGCGTTGTTGCAGTTGCCCTCCACGGTGTAGACGATGCCATCCTGGATGTCCACCACCATGCCGGTGTGCCGGATGTTGGTGGCGTTGCCGAAGAAGATTTGATCGCCCAGCTGCGGGTTCTTGGTGTGGAACTTGCCCGCCGCCTTGTAGTAGCGGACGGAGTAAGTGCAGCTTGCGCCATAGGGCCCGGTGTAGTACACCGCCGCCTGAGCCCGCTGGGCATCCCCGCCGGCAGCCATCAGAAGGATCCAGTCATACATCTCCGCGCACCAGTCCGCGATCCCGTTCTTGGAACCTTGGTAGTAATGCGGCGCGGCAGCCCAAAGGTCCCTGGCGTACTTGGTCCAGTTGCCGGCGCCAGGGTTGGCCAGCTTGTCGTCCAGGTCCTTGTTGGATGCCTTCTCCAGGTATCCAACCTCCGCCTTGGCAATCCGGATGGCGTCCTTGATATAGAGCTTACTCATCCCAGTCGTCCTCCTGCCATTCACCAGGCTTTCCGTTCCCCTTGGCCTTATTGCTGGCGTCCACCAGGCCCTCGCCGACGATGTACGCCAGGACGGCAGCTGCCTGCATGATCAAGCCGCTGATGGTCTCAGCGGTTTCTTTCTTGCCGATCGCAGTCAGCACACCACTGACAAACAGGGCAATGGCCAGCCACAACTTCCGGCTGGTTAATTTGCGAATGATGTCTTCCTTGGTCATGGTTCTGCTCCCCTTTCTACTTGTTAATTCGCTCTTCCAGGCCGTCAATTCTCTTGTGCGCCTGCTTCGCGGATTCCGTGACGGCGACCAGATCCCGCGTAAAGCCCATGATTGTTTCGTCGAATCGCTCTTGCTTGCGCTTAACATCGTCGACGCCGCTCTTGATGTAGCCCAGCTCAGACATAACCTCACCGTTGCGCTGGCCTTCGCTGGTGTTGTCCTGGCGTCTGTTACGTGCGTAGGTGATGACGCCGAAGACAATGCCGGCGATTCCTCCGAGGATGGAGATCAAAGTAACTGGATCCATGCTGATTCCTCCTCTCTGTTAATACACGGTTTCGCCTCCGCCGCCTCCATCGTCACCGATCACCGTTGCGGTGCCCAGTTGGCCCATTTCGCCAACCAGATCGCTTTTCAAGAATTTGCTCATATGCATCCCTCCTACAAGTTATTCTCTCAGGCCAAGAAGCTCAGCCTTTAGCGCTGCTATCTGCTGGTCCACGTAGGCCTTGTTGGCGGCGTCGTTGTCCAACGCAGGCGCTGCAACATTCCGGATGATGGGGGTGAAGATATGCGGCAGGCCGTCCGGATTGTTGCCGTTCAGGTACAGCACTTTCACGTTGTCGGTCTCCGTGCTCAGGCTCGGGACCACGTGGGCGTTGGAGTCATTCTCCGGGAAGGCCGGATGCTCTGCCTTCTCCATTGCCTGGGCCAGCCCGTTCTGCAGTATGGAGATCTGGGTGCCGTAGTATTCCAGGATAGCGTCCTGCCTGCCGTTGACCACGTTGATCCGGGTCAGCTCGTCGGGGATCCCGCCGATGATTGCGTAATACTCCGCAGCCGTGCCCTCGTAGCCGGCCTCCACGGCGGCCTCATAGGCGGATTTGCCTGCTGGCCCACGCACAGCGCAGCTTTTCAAAGTCAGTTTTCTCGTAGTGCTCATTTTACTTCCTCCACAGGCTGGGTCCCAGCCGTCGTGCCCTTTGTCAAAGCTCCCTTGCGGAATGCCGGCCCAACGGCGCCGACCACTGGCAAAAAGGTATCCGCCCCCTCATCAGTTGCGATTCTCAGCTGAAGCTCAGCGTCCCCAACCGTCAGGCGCAGGGTGTCCGCCTGGGTCATATTCAGCAGCAGCACGGAGGTGTCGGCTCCGTCATCGGCAAAGGCCAGCGTCCCGTTGCCGGCAATGTCCGCCCGGGCCTCGGCGTTGAGGCCGTACTCCAGCACGTCCGTGTCTCCCTGGCGAATGGTCACCACCGCCGCGTCGTCCGCTGCCAGCTCCAACGGCATCACAAGCTCAATCGTAGGCGTTGCGCCTTGCGTGAGCAAAAATCTCAGATTGTTCATAAAGCCTCCTAAGAAATGGGCCCCCGGGATCCGGGGGCCCGGTTCAGAATCAGAGGGCGTTGGTTCCGAAAGCTCGTTCAGCCGCCTGGCGATGCGCTTCCATAAAGGCCGCCTGCCGTTCCTCCTGGCGCTGGCTTTCCCAAAGGATGTACGCCACAGGCCTTGGCACTCGAACTGTAACGCCTCGCATGATCTGATAGCCCTTGCCGTTGAGCGCTACAAAAACGAAATTCTCCTCTCTGCCGGTTGCTTTGGGAAGATTAACAGCAACGAGATCCTTCATGGGATCATAGGGCTTTTCGATGGTGGGAGTTGCTTCGTTTTTGGCCTTGGAAGTCTCAGTCTTGGTTTCGTTTTCTTTCGCCATGATTTACTCCTTTTGTCAGTTTGCCTCGTCAATCATAGAGAAGGCAGAGCAGGATTCCACCCGGACCATCCGGTTCTGGTACAGAATTTTGGCGGCATTCTCGAACTTATAGCCCACGGTGGAGAACTGGTTCAGGGGGCCGCCGATCTGGCTGGCGTCCTTGATAATCATTTCCATGCCCATGCCCTCGGGATCCACCACACCGTACGCATCCTTGCCAAAGAACAGGGTGCCGTAGACAGCACAGGGGTTTTCGGTGGAATCGCCACCTTCGCCGGGCCAGAGGGTGTCCGCGCTGCCGGAGGTGCCGGAGAGAGTAATTGCGGGAGGGGCTGCCAGCCACAGCTTCTTGGTGGAGGCGGTGACGCCTACGATTTCCAGAGTGTCCGCCAGCTTGGAGGCGGAGGTGTCATAGACGTGGACCCGGCGGCCCACCAGCTTCTGGGCCTGGGCGGCGGTGATAGTCTCCGTCACGGTGATCAAATAGGGAGAGGTGACGCCATACTGGGCCATGGAGGTGGTATCCGCCCCACTGTAGGAAGCAACAGTGAGCTTTGCCGTATCGCCGAAAAGGTTTCCGCCCGCAAAAATCGGCGCAGCAGTGGTTTCGATGAATCGAACTCCGTGAATTTCGCCGATTTCGCCCTCGAAGATTTCGCGGGTAGCAGAGTATTTGTGGGCGTCCAGCCAGTCCTGGCTGCTCCGCAGATCGTAGGCGGCAGAGGGGTGGATCACGGCCACATACTTGTTGCCCTCAAAGAAGGGTGCGTTTTGCTTCTTCAGGAAGGTGTAGGCCTTGTTCACCATGCTGGCCGTCAGCCGATTGTTATCGGCATGCATCTGATAGCGAGCCACTGGGGTGCTGTCCACGGTGCCATCGGAATTCAGCGTATCGGCGAAGAGAACGGAGGTGCCGGTGCAGAGCTCGTTCCGCACCAGGGTATCGGCGGTCTCGCCGCCGGCGGCGCCCATCTCCTCGCTGGCGCCCAGCAGCACATTGTCCACGGCATGCAGATCCAGACGGTCAGAGATGGCGGCGTAGTCGCCGTACTGCTGGACCTGGACGCTGATAGCGCTCTGGCCAAACTTCTGGCCGGAGGGGATGACGCCCTCTTGCAGCGGGGTCATGGCCTTGGGGAAGGTGTTCCACTTTCTCCACTCCACAGAATCACCGTGGTTGGCGGGCAGGAACTGTTTCTTCCCCAGGTTGACGAAGACCATTTTCTGCCGGGCGTTTTCCAGCAGGTCGGTATTGTAGAAGGTCTTCATGGCGGTGCTCATGGCACCGGTCTCTTCCCGATGGGAGTAATCGAAAGCGTTCACGTCGCCGTAGGTGGTGTTGACGGTGATCTTTGCAAAAAACTGCAGATTCTTAAAAAGTTTGATCATTCAGTGATTCTCCTTTCAATCAGAAATAGAATTTCTCTCCCCTTGCGGATCTTTGCCGGATGTCCTTGAACATCTCCCGGGTCATCTGCTTGGGATCGAGAATGCGGTTGTTGTTGGCGGCGGGCTGTCGGCCAAGGCCTCCCTCAGAGGGCCTGGCCGCGCCTGCCTGGATCTTGTCACTGACGGCCTTTGCCGCCTGCTGTGCCGCGTTCTGCCGCTGGGCCTCCATGATTTCTCGATGGTGGACGGTGTAGAAGGCGTCCTCCACGCTCACGTTGTTCCGCAGCAGCGTGGCAAATGTCCGGTTGTCCATCTCCTGCAGCAGGTCGAAGTCCGGGAAGTCCTTCTTCAGCGCTTCCGCCTGGGCGACGTGCCGCTGATACAGTGCCAGATCTTCAGCATCCTTCAATCGCTTCGCGGCCTCCTGCTCCATGGCTTTGATCTGCCGGTCCTGCTTGTCGAATTTTTTCGCGTAGTCGATGGACGTGCCCATTTTGTCCGCCAGTTTCTCGTAGAGGGAGTCATCATCATCCAGGGCCTTTTCAAAGGCGTCCAGATCCACGGCCCCGCTCTCGTTGGGCTGCATGTCGTAGCGCTCGGCGGCCCGGGCCAGCAGGGCCCGCGTCCTGGTCAGCTCGGCCTCCTGGTCGTGCTGGTTGCGGAAGCGCTTGTCCATGATCCCCTTGACGGCCTTTCCGAAGAAGTCCTTGCCCCGGCCCTTGATCAGGCTGTCCCATTCCTCCTGGGTCATTTCG